GATCGACTGGCTGGACGGCGTGGGGCGCCCGGACGTGACCGGCGCCGAGGTGACGACCGGCCTGCCCGAGACCACGGACCCGGCGTCGCCGTACCAGGTCGGCACGGTGCAGTGATGGCCGAGACGAAGACGTGCTGCGAGGCGTGCCGGAAGGCGCGCAACGTCCCGTGCCCGACGTGCGGAGCCGAGCGCGGCCAGCCGTGCACGAGCGAGATCGCCCACGGCGTCAGCGTCGAGAAGGCGATCACCCACCTGACCCGCCGGATCGCGTACGGCCGGGCGACGTCATGATCTCTGGACCGTGGTTCACGAGCGACTGGGACGAGCGGGAGAAGCTCGTCGAGCGCGAGGCTCGCGGCCGGTGCGAGTGCATCGCGCTGGGCCACGGTCACAGCATCGAGAGGTGCGCCCGGCCCGGGGTCCGAGCACAGCACCGAGGCGACCGGACGGACAACCGGCTGCCGAACCTGATGTGGGTCTGCTCGGAGTGCGCCCGCCTGGAGAACGCCGAGACGGAGGTTCTCGACTTCAGGGCGCTCCCGATCACGACCACCCTGACGATGCACGATGTAGCACCGGACACCGTGCCGATGAGACTCGGCCCGGCGTACCGTCGAGACGACCGCGAACGAGGAGGAACGGATGATCGACCTGACGAAGCTCGGGTTCAAGGACTCGGGAACGGATTCCGTGCGGCGCTTCCAGTCGGGATGGAACCTGGGCGTGCGTCTTGCCGTGGACGGCATTGTCGGGCCTAAGACCACGGCGGCCTACGCCGGGTCGATGAACAGGCTGGAGGAGGGCAAGCCCACGGCGAGCGCGCACTTCTGGTTCACCGAGTTCGCCTGCCGATGCGGGCGCAAGACGTGCGCCAGGATCAGGGTCGAGCGAGAGCTTTTGGTGGGGCTGGAGAAGCTGCGCTCGCTGGCCTACCCAAAGGGCCTGGCGGTGATCAGCGGGTACCGCTGTCCCAAGCACAACAAGGCGGTCGGTGGAGCCTCGGAATCACAGCACATGTTCGGCACGGCGGCCGACATCCCGTCCGTCGCCATCGCCGAGGCCGTGCTCAAGCTGAACGTGTTCTCGGGCATCGGTGCGCAGGGCTCGATCTCGGGCGAGGTGCGGCACGTGGACGTGAGGCACGCAGGCCCGAGGAACACCACGGGCAGCAGCACCGGCAACCCGTCTCGGTGGCACTACTGATGGCCGCCGAGGAGAGGGATCTCGCGGGCGGCGGGCTCATGTTCGGCCCGGTGTTCTGCGCCACCTGCGGTGCTCCACCCATCGCAGACGTCAGCGTGACCAGGAACCCGGACGAAACCCTCACCCTGAACTGGCCCGACGATCAGGGCGACGTCACGCTCGTGACCAAGGAACTGCTGGTGCTGGTGATCGGGGAGTACAACCGCACGGTCACAGAACGGGCCACGTCCAGCAGGTAGGGGCAGCACAGGATGGGTGGGGCAGGAGGTAGGCCAGATGCTCAGCGCAGGTGACCCACGCAAGACGCGCACGTACGAACGCTTGCGTGCCGACTTCCTGGCCGCCCGTCCGCAACCGTGCTGGAGGTGCGGCCGAGCCATCGACTACGACGGCCCAGCACGAGCCCTGACCAGCCCGACCGTGGACCATGCCGATGAGGTAGACAGCCACCCTCACCTGGCCCTGAGGATCGAGAACTTCAGGGCCGCTCACCTGGACTGCAACTCGCGGGCCGGTGCGCAGTACCGCAACGAGAAGCACGCCGAGCCGCCCCCGATGCGGCCGGACCCCGGACCGAGCCGATCATGGTGATGGGGACCGGGGGACACCCATGCCGTCGTACAAGATCCACACCTGAGGACCCCGCCCTTTACCGGCAATCTCTCCCCGAGCTTCGGCCCACTGGGTGTGCAGGTCAGGGGCACATACCGCTACGACAGGAGACCCGATCATGGAGCACGACGCCGTCAACCACCCCAGTCATTATGTGGACCAAGTGCCGGGCGTGGAGTGCATCGACGTCACGGAGTGGTTCCCGTTCAACCGTGGGAACGCGATCAAGTACCTCTGGCGGGCGGGCTCGAAGGACCCGGCGGCCGAGCTGGAGGACTTGCGCAAGGCGCGCTGGTACGTCGACCGCGAGATCGACCGCCTGGAGCGGATGGACCGTGGGGAGCTGCCGCCGCGCCCGCTGTTCTGAGATCCTTGACCTGAGCACGGTCCCGGCCGTGCGCGAGACCCCTGGAGAGCGATCCCGATGCCGCCCCGCCGGAAGCTGAACGCGGTACCTGAGCCCGAGCGCACCATGCCGAACCTGCGGCAGGCCGTCGAGCTGGCCGTCTCCGACATGGACTGGCTGAAGCCGTCCGACGTGGCGATGATCGACCTGGCCCGGTCGCTGGCCGACCAGATCGAGACCGCCGTCGGGCTGGCCGACGAGTACACGAAGCTCGTCTCCGACGTCGCGGCGTCCGGTGACGACGCCCTGCTGAAGCGGGTCCGCTCGCTGGAGAAGCGGGCCGACATGCAGAAGGTCGTCGGCTGGTTCGGGCCGATGCTCCAGGGCGTCCTGCGCGACCTCGGCGGCGCGCCCGTGGCCCGCAAGCTGATGCAGGAGGACGCCCCGGCCGGTGAGCGGCTGGCCGCCCTGCGGGCCATGACCGCCCAGACGAAGGCGAACCGCGCGCCGTGACCGCCGTCGAGGCCGAGGCCGACCAGGTAGCGCCGGTACTGATGCAGCCGACCGGCGACCTGGTCGGCTCGACCTTGCCCCGGCGGTGGGTCCGGCCCGCCGTCCCGATGGGCGACTCGGACTGCCCGTGCGGCGTCTGCGGGCTCACCCCGGAGAACTCGCTCGGGTACGCCGTCATCGCCTTCGCCCGGTACCTCGGGCTGAAGCTCATCCCCTGGCAGGCGTTCGTCCTGATCCACGGCATGGAGCTGCGCCCGGACGGCCTGCCGCGCTTCCGGCTCGTCCTGCTCATCGTGAGCCGCCAGAGCGGCAAGACGACCCTGTGCGCGCTCCTGGCCGCCTTCTGGCTGTTCGTCGAGCAGGTGCCGCTGGTCTGGGGCGTCTCGGCCAAGCTCTCGACCGCGAAGTCGGCATGGGAGAAGGCCGTCAAGCTGGCCCGGTCCGACCCGGACCTGAAGCAGCTCATCGGTTCGGTGCAGACGAAGAACGGCGACGAGACGCTCTCGCTCGTCAACGACTGCCAGTACAAGATCAGCGCGGCCAACGACGACGCCGGGCGCGGCTTCACCGTGCACCGGCTCATCATGGACGAGCTGCGCCGTCAGCGGAGTTGGAGCGCCTACTCGGCCGCCTACTCCGCGATGCGCGCCGTCCCGGACGGTCAGTGCTGGGCGATCTCGAACGCCGGAGTCGCCGACTCGGTGGTCCAGAACACTCTGCGGGAGCAGGCGCTAGCCCAGCTCGAACGCGACCAGGTGGACGACCCGATCGGACTGTTCGAGTGGAGCGCGGTCGGAATGGGGCCGGACGGCGACGACGACGTGGACGTCGCGGACCGGGGAGCCTGGAAGGCGTCGATGCCGTCGCTCGGCTACACGATCACCGAGCGCACCGTGCTCTCTGACCTGAGCACCGACCCCGAGCCGGTCTTCCTGAGCGAGTCGCTCTGCATCCCCGTCCAGTCGCTCGACGCCTGGCGGACCAAGTTCGCCGGTCGCTGGGCCGGGACCGTCGACCCCGAGTCCCTCGCCGTCGGCCAGGTGACGATCGGCGTCGACATCGCCCGGGACCGGATGTCGGCGTCCATCGGTGTCTGCGGCGACCGCGAGGACGGGCTCACCCACCTGGAGGACATCGAGACCTTCGAGGACGGGATCGAGGGCCTTCAGGAGCGGGTCATCGAGATCGCGAAGAACCAGAAGGCGCCGGTCGTGCTCGACGCCTACGGCCCGGCCGCCGCGCTGGTCGTGCCGCTCCAGAACGCCGGGGTGAAGATCATTGGCGCGTCCGGGAACGACATCTGCGCCGGGTGCGTCGCGCTGGCGGACGCCGTGCTGGCGAACCCGCAGACCGTCCGGACCCGGGGCCGCCCCGACCTGGAGAAGGCCGTCCTGAACGTCGAGCGGCTCTGGAGGGGCGATCAGTTCCGATGGAAGCGCTCCGACGACGAAGGTGTCTCGGTAGCTCCGCTCTACGCTGTCACCTTGGCGTACCTTCACCACCGTAAGATCAAGAAGCCGAAGGCCAGACCTCGCATCTGGGACTTCTGAGAGGGGACCACGTGACCGAGACCGTCATCACGGTCCTGGAGCTGCTGGCCGTTGCCCTGGGGATCGCCGGGCTCGCCGTGGTCACCGCTGTCGCGGTGGGTGGGACGATGGGCTTGGGCGTCGGCCTGATCGTCGCCTCGGTGCTCACGTTTGCCGCGTCCGTCGCGGCGGCCAGGGTCCAGGACGAGAAGGACCGCGCCCGATCGAAGGCGCTGGCCGAGAGGAGCGGTAACCGATGAGCCTGTTCCGAGTCCGCGAGCGCCCGATCGAGCGCGCGACGCTGCTCTACCCCGGTCAGTCGAACGCATCGACCGTCATGTACCAGACCTGGAGTGGTTCGCCGGACTCCGAGCCGATCCTTCCGACCTTCCGCTCGTACGCGGTCGACGGCTACCAGGCCAACGGCGTCATCTTCTCGGTGATCCTGGCCCGGCTCATGCTGTTCAGCGAAGCGGAGCTGAAGTGGCAGCGGCTCGCCGACGACTCCCTCTACGGCGATTCCCGGCTTTCCCTGCTGGAGAAGCCGTGGCCCGGCGGCTCCACCGGGGAGCTTTTCGCGAGGATGGAGCAGGACGTCTCGCTGGCCGGGAACGCCTTCATCCGGAACATCGACGACGAGGAGTTGTTCCGGCTCCGGCCCGACCTGGTCACCATCGTCTCTGGCATCACCGAGGACCGCTGGGGCCGCGAGTACCGCAGGCTGATCGGCTACGGCTACCGGGCCGAGTCCGGAGACATGATCTACTTCGACAAGGACGAGGTAGCGCACTGGTCGCCGATCCCTGACCCGATGGCGACGTTCCGGGGCATGAGCTGGCTGACCCCGGTCGTTCGCGAGATCGACTCCGACACCGATCTGACCAACTACAAGATCAAGTACCTCCAGAACGCGGCGACCCCGAACCTGCTGATCACTCACCCCGAGGAGCTGGAGAAGGAGACGGTCAACGACCTGCGCGACCGCATCCAGGCCCGGCACGGCGGCATCGACAACGCCTTCAAGACCCTGGTCCTGGACGGCGGCGCGGACGCCACGATCATCGGCTCGAACTTCGAGCAGCTCAACCTGGCGGTCGTCCAGGCGGCGGGCGAGAACCGGATCGCCGTCGCGGGCGGCGTCCCGGCGATCGTCGTCGGCCTGAAGGAAGGGCTCGACGCCGCGACCTACTCGAACTACGGGCTCGCGATGCGCCGGTTCGCCGACATCACGATGCGCCCGAACTGGCGGACAGCGTGCTCCGCGCTGGAGACGATCCTTCCGCCGACCCCCGACTCCCGTCTCTGGTTCGATCCTGCGAAGATCGCAGCGTTGCGTGAAGGCGAGAAGGAGCGCGCCGACATCGCCAACTCGAAGGCGGCGGCTCTGGAGATGCTCGTCCGGTCCGGGTTCGACCCGGCATCGGCGGCGGCGGCAATGGAGCACGGGGACTTCTCGCGCATGCGGCACACCGGGCTCGTCTCGGTGCAGCTCCAGGCGCCCGGAACCACGGTCGACGGAATGGCGGCCGGTAACACCACCACGACAGGAGCGAACGCATGAACGGCTTCACCAGGTCGTACCTGTTCGAGGACGCGAAGGTGCAGCCCGGCGACGGGCGCACCGTCAGCGCGTTCACGGCGGTGTTCGACGTCGAGTCCGAGGTTCAGGATCACCAGGGCCACTACCGCGAGATGAACGAGCGGTCCGCCTTCAACAAGACCATCGCCGACAACGGCACGCGCTTCGGCGTCTTCTACAACCACGCCCGGACCGTGCACGGCACGCCGTCCGACCTGTTCTCGCTGCCGCTCGGCGTGCCGGTCGAGGCTCCGCGCGTCGAGACGCTGACGGTCGACGGCCGGAGCGTCACCGGGCTGTTGACCGTGACCCGGTACAACAAGACCGACCTGGGGGAGCAGGTGCTCGAAGGCATCCGGTCCGGCTCGATCCCCGGGTACAGCTACTCGGGCCGATTCGTCAGGTCCGACCCTGGCAAGCCGCCGCGTGGAGGATGGCGAGCGCTGGCCGACGGAAGCCTCCAGCTCGTCCGCCGGTCCGAGATCGCCATGCGCGAGTACGGCCCGACTCCCCTTCCGGTGTACGAAGACGCTACCGTGGTGGGTATCAGGTCCCTGGCCGACCAGCTCGGATACCTGAACGAGAGCGACCGGGCAGCACTGGTCGAGCTTCTCACCCGCTCCACTCAGCGCGAGCCGGACGGCGGGAACGGCACCTCCGAGACGGAGGCCGCCGGGGGCAACGAGCCGCGCACGGCGCACTCGGGTCTCACCGCAGCGCAGCGAGCCCGCATCGGGCTCATCACGAGAGGAGTTCGGAAGTGAAGCGACTCAAGGAGATCCTGGCGCGGCAGGCCGCGATCCAGGCCGAGCTGACCGAGATCGGCGAGCGGTCCGAGCCGCTCGACACCGACGGCGAGCGCGCGGACGCGCTGCTCAAGGAGTGGGACGAGCTGGACGCCGAGCGCAAGCCGCTCGCCGAGCGGGCCGCCCGCATCGAGGCCGTTCGGTCCGCTGCCCTGGACGTCCCGGCCGACGAGGACGGCGACAAGGACACCGGCTCGCGGTCCCGCAACCTGGAGGACGGCGACGGCGCCAAGGGCACCGGCTCGCGGTCCCGCCGGAAGGACCCCTTCGCCGACCTTGGCGAGCGGTCGGCCCGGCTCATGGAGATGCGGGGCAGCGAGATCGCCTCGCGCGCCAAGGACGCGGTCGAGTTCGTCGAGCGGTCGAACCGGCTGACCCACGACCAGGCCGAGATCGTGACCCGGCTCCTGGAGGGCCGCGACCCGCGCATCGGTCGCCGGTCCGCCGCCGGGCTGGCCGAGCACGTGCTCCGCACCGGCTCCGAGGCGTACCGCGCCGCGTTCGAGGACTTCCTCAGCACCGGCAACGCCCAGCGCGCCGCGATGTCCCTGACCGACGCGAACGGCGGCTACCTGGTGCCGTTCACGCTGGACCCGACGATCATCCTGACGAACGCGGGCTCCGCGAACCCGTTCCGGCAGATCGCCAACGTCAAGATGACGACCACCGACAACTGGAACGGCGTCACCTCCGCAGGGGTCACCGCCGAGTGGACCGCCGAGGCTGCGCAGGCCGCCGACGCGAGCCCGACCGTCGGTGCGCTCCAGATCACCCCGGCCCGCGCGGACGCCTGGATTCAGGGGTCCTTCGAGGTGCTGTCCGACAGCAACTTCGAGACCCAGCTCCCCGAGCTGCTCCGCGACGCCAAGGACCGGCTGGAGGAGGCCGCGTTCGCGACCGGCGACGGCTCGAACAAGCCGTACGGCGTCGTGACCGGGGCAACCACCGTCGCCTCCGCGACGGCCGCCACCTACGCGGTGGCCGACGTCTACGCCGTCCAGAACGCGCTGCCCGCCCGGTGGCGCGGTCCGAACGCGCGTACCGCGTGGGTCGCCAACCTGGCGGTCATCAACGCGACCCGGCAGTTCGACACGAACGGCGGCTCCGCGTTCTGGGCGAACCTGGGCATGGGCCAGCCGGAGCGTCTGCTCGGCGCGCCGATCTACGAGTCGACCACGATGGCCGCCACCCCGGCGACCGCTGCCGCGAAGACGCTGCTCCTGGGCGACTTCTCGCAGTACGTGATCGTGGACCGGATCGGCATGTCGGTCATGTACGAGCCCCTGGTGAAGGGCGCCAACCAGCGCCCGACCGGCGAGGCGGGCTGGTTCGCGATGTGGCGCGTCGGCGCCAAGGTCGCGACCGCGAACGCCTTCCGGGTCCTCACCATCGGGACTCCGTGACCGAGTCCGCTGGACGTGCTGCCCGGTCCGCTCACTGAGCTGTCGGCGGGCCGGGCAGCACCCGAGGACGCGGGTCCGGGGCGGTTCGAGAGGGGTCTCCGCCGCCCTGGGCCTGCACAGACCGAGAGGAGTTCGAGGTGGCACAGCGCGCGAAGGTCTCGTTCATGTACGAGCGGGCCGACGGGAGCACCGGGTACGTTGCCGTCGACCAGGAGCTTCCCGACGACCACGAAGCCGTCATCGGGCGGAAGGGCCTGTTCTTCACGACCGTGGAGGACGCAGCCGACCCGTTCGCCGACGAGAAGCCGGTCGCGAAGCCGACCCGGCGCAAGAGCTGATCGAGGGAGGCAGACGCCGTGACCTACGTTCTCGGCCAGACCGTCGCGTTCGCCGACAGCGGGCACGGGTCGGCTTCCACTGGTGTCGTGACGGTGGTCAAGCCCGACGGCACCACGACCACGGCGGCCGGGACGCTGGCAGCCTCCACCTGGAGCGCGAGCTACGCCCCGGCCGCCGTCGGTCTCCACACCTACTACTGGACCTTCACCGGCACGGGCGCGGGGATCACGACCCCGGACGTGTTCGACGTCCGCGCGCTGGCCGCCGGATGCCCGGTCTCGCTGGCCGACCTGCGCGAGCACCTGAACTGGCCCAGCTCGAAGGACACGAGCGAGGACGGCAAGCTGCTGACGAAGGCGGCCGAGGCCACCGACGCCATCGAGTCCGAGCTGAGCCGCCCGATCCGGAAGCGGACCTACACCCTGACCTACGACCACGGTGTGACCGACGTCGTGCTGCCGAACGTCCCGTGCCACTGCCAGACCTGCGCCCCGTACGCCGTGCTGACGCTGGGCACCGTCTCGAACTCCGACACCGTGACCGTGACCCCGGCGGGCGTGCTCTACGGGCTCACGGCGGACGCCACGATCACCTACACGGCCGGGTTCAGCTCCATGCCCGCATGGGCCGACCTGGCGATCAAGCGGATGACCGAGCACCTCTGGGGCCGGACGGCGGCGGCCCGGCTGTCGCGTGACCCGAAGTCGAGCGGGGAGAATGAGCCGAGCGCGCTGTCCTACCTGCTCCCGTACGCGGTCCAGTCGCTCGTCAGGCAGCACAAGCTGAGGGGAGGCTGACCAGGTGACCGTCACCTCGAAGATCCCCCAGATCAAGGCGTACCTGGTCGACACCCTGCTCCCGGCCGTGGTGCCGGAGGGCGTCTCGGTGTTCTGGGGCCTGGCCCACGGCTACACCGAGCGCGACCAGGTGCTCGTCACCGACGCCACGGCGTCGAGCGACTTCCCGAAGTTCGGTTCGAGCCGGACCGTCGAGGAGCGCGGCGCGGTCGTGCTCGTGATCAAGGCGTACCGCCCGACCGAGGACGGCCAGCGCGAGGCGACCACCCGGGCGTTCGAGATCCATGACGCGATCCGGGACCACTTCAGGACCAACCCGAACGAGAACCTCGGCGGCCTGGTCATCTTCGCGTCGATCACCGAGTCGACCCTTGTAGAGGATGATGAGTCCGTGGACGAAGACGAGCTGGCCGAGGGTCGGCTCTCTGTGGTGACCGCGACCCTGACCTTCCAGGGCCGGAGCTGAAAGGAGACCGACATGCGACTGAAGAACGCGACCTCGGACACTCTGGAGATTCCCTCGCTTCGCGTGACGGTGGCTCCGGGCGAGGAGTTCGAGTGCCCCGACGAGCTGGCCGGAGAGGTGCCGGGCAGCTACCGCGCGCCGACCGAAGCGGAGATCGCCGAGGGCTACCGTGGGCTCGTCACGCGGGTGACCGACGGTGCCCGCGAGGTGCTGTCCCCGGGGTCCGGGTTGCTGGGCACCCGGAACTACGAGCCCGCCGAGCAGAAGGCTCCGGCGAGGAAGAAGACGGCGGCCGGACCGGCGCCGACCACTACCGCAGAGGAAGGTGACAACTGATGGCCGCCGTCATCGACAGCAGCATCGGGCTCGCCGAGGAGACCACCCACAAGACCTACGTCGCGCCCACGCGGCACTACGAGTTCAACTCGGAGAGCCTGAAGTGGACGAAGAACGCGAAGTCCGGCCGGGGCATCCGGGTCGGCTCGCGGGTCGCGCGCTCGAACCGCCGGGTGGTCCCGACGGCGCAGGGCAACGGCGACTTCACGGTCGACGTGATGACCAAGGGCATGGGTCGGCTCTGGGACGCCGCGTTCGGGCAGAACACCGACACCGAGATCGTCACGGGTGAGCACCAGCAGGTCTTCACCTTCGCCGACGACCTGGCGAGCTACTCGCTCCAGAAGGGCGTGGTCCGGGCGAACGGCACGGTCGACGCCTACTCGTTCCTCGGGTGCGTCTGCTCCGGGTTCGAGCTGAACTCCCCGAACGGCGAGATCCTGACCGCCAAGTTCTCGTGGGACATCGCCGACGTCACGACCGCCCAGTCGTACGTCACGCCGTCCTACCCGACCGAGGGCCAGGTGCTCCACTTCGGGCACGTGTCGGCGGCGATCGGCGGCACGATCACCGCAGCGACCACGACCGCGCTCGCCAGCTCGGCGTCCGCGCTCACCGTGGGCGTCCGGGACTTCAGCCTCACGGTGAACTCGAACCTGGACGACAAGCGCTTCAACTACGGCGGCGCGGGCCGGAAGGCGCGGCAGATCGCGACCACCCGGCAGATCACCGGCAAGTTCACCGCCGAGTACGACCAGACCACCCTGCGGGACGCCTTCCTGAACGACACGAACGTCTCGGTGCTCATCACCGCGACCGGCGCGTCGCTCGGGACCAACAACGCCGCGCTCCAGATCGTGTGCCCCGTCACCCGGCTGAATGGCGACCTGCCCGAGGCCGGTGCGGACGGCATCGTCACGATCGAGCACAGCTTCGAGGTGTTCGACGGGCTGTCCCAGCAGCCGCTGACCCTGGTCGCCGTCACCAGCGACACCGCGATCTGATCGGAAGGAGGCAAGCCGGTGGGCGTCGACATCAGCACGAACGGTGCCGAGGACTTCCACCGGCTTGCCTCCGACCTGAAGCGGGCAGGTGCGAAGGGCATCCAGAAGCGGCTGTACGCCGCGCTCGGGCGCTCGACCAAGCCCGCCATCGCGGCGGCCCGGCTGTCGGCCGCGAGCACGCTGCCCAGCTCCGGCGGGAAGCAGACCCGGCGCAAGCGGCTCGCCACGGTCGGCAAGGTCACGATCGACGGCCGGGAGTACCGGCGTCGTCGGACGGTGAAGCTCAAGGGCCACAAGGACACCGAGTCGCTGGCCCAGCGGGTCGAGCAGGCCAGGTACCGGACCAAGGCGATCAAGCCCAAGGACGGTACCGTTGGGATCAGGGTCGTCGCCTTCGCCAAGTCCGGCAAGGGCGTCGACCTGGACCGGCTGGACCGTGGTCGTCTGCGGCACCCGCTGTTCGGCAACAGGCGGCACTGGTTCGAGCAGCCGGTACCGCCGGGCTGGTTCTCCAGGCCGATGGAGCGGAACGCGGACGTGGTGCAGAACGAACTGAAGAAGGCAGTCGCGGAAATCGAACGCGACATCGAGAAAGGCCGCTGACCGGCGGCCGGAAGGAGACCCCGATGGCACAGACCAGGGACATCCCGCGCAAGCGCAACGAGCCGCCCGTCTACACCTTCGAGATCGGGCGCCGGAACTACGAGTTCGACAACGACCCGGGCAAGTGGTCGCTGCGCACCATGCGCACGATCCAGACCTTGTTCGGCTCCCCGATCGAGGCGCTCTCGATGCTGGAGTCGATCATGGCGTCGATGGTCGTCGCCGTGTCGAAGGTGGACGAGATCAGCCTCCCCGAGGCGCTCGACAAGGTGGACGAGCTGGACTACAACGTCTTCGTCGAGCTGGCCGAGCGCGTGCAGAAGGACGCCGAGGCCCAGGCGAAGGCCGAGAAGGCAGCGGACCCTACCGAAGGCGCCGAGATCCCCGAGTCCGACAGCTCGGCGTCCTAGAGGAGGCAGAAGATCTGACGGCGAAGTGGTGGCTCTGGTGGCTCTCCGCGTGGGGCACCAGGCCGCGCGAGCTGGAAGACTTCACCCTGTACGAGCTTCGCTCGATGGCTCGGGCCGCCGAGAAGGCCGAGAAGGAGAGTGACTGACCGTGGCTCGCTCCGTCGGGTTCGACTTCACCGCCACCGACAAGGCGTCGGCGACCGCCGCCAAGCTCGGCGCCGAGCTGGATGCCCTGGGCCGGAAGATCGAGGAGACCGGCGGGACGGTCGACGTCGATGTCGACATCGACACGGCCAAGTACGACGCCAAGATGGCGCGGCTCCAGGCGAAGAAGCTCAAGGTCGAGGCCGACATCGCTGCCGCTTCCCGGGACCTCCAGGTGCTCCAGGCCGAGGCCCGGGAAGCGACCGGCGACCGCAAGGTCAAGATCGAGGCCGACATCGGAGTCGCCGAGGCGAAGCTCCGGGCTCTGCACAGCTCCCTGAACGCGCTCGACCGCGAGCGCACCACCATCAGGCCGAACGTGGACTCCGGCTCGGCGATGGCGAAGCTGGCGCTCCTGCGCACGCAGCTCGCCGGGCTCAACGCTGCGAACCGGCCCATCAACATCGTCGTCGGGATCGGCGGCGCTCTGACGGCGATCGGCGTGCTCCGGTCGGCGATCGGCTCGCTCGGCCCCGGGCTCGGTCTGTTCGGGCTCAGCGCGGTCTCTGCCGGTGGCGTGGCGGCCGGTGCGCTGTTCGGCGTGAAGGACGCCGTGACGGCGCTGGGCGAGACCGACAACTCGGTCAGCTCGAAGATGAAGTCGAACGCGAACTCCGTGGCGTCGGCCGTCCACAACGTCGAGCAGGCCCAGCGAGCCCTGCGCAACGCCCACGAGGCGGTCTCCGAGGCCCAGCTCCGGGTGGCCGACACCGCCCGTGGGATCGAGGACGCCCAGCGGGGCGTGAAGGACGCCCTGCGGGGTGTGGAGGACGCTCAGCGCACGCTCTCCGACGCCAACCGGGACGCCCTGAAGGCCGAGGAAGACCTCAACGATGCCCGGAGGACGGCGGCCGAGCGGCTGGACGACCTGAAGCGGCGCGAGGAGGACATGCAGGAGAGCCGCGCGAGCGCGGCCATCTCCGTGCTGGAGGCCCAGGAGCGGCTGAACGCGGTCATGGTGGACCCGCGCGCCACGGACGTCGAGCGCGCCCGCGCTGCGCTCACCCTGGCGTCGGCGAAGCGCCGGGTCGAGACGCTGGCCGAGGACGAGAAGCGGCTCAAGGCCGAGCGCGCCGACGCTGCCGCCAAGGGCGTCGAGGGCTCCGACGAGGTGCAGGCCGCACTGGACCGCCAGCAGGACGCCCAGCGGCGCGTGGCAGACGCTCAGCGGGGCATCGAGGACGCGAACCGCCGGGTCGAGGACGCCCAGCGGAAGGTCACCGACGCGGCCCGAGACCACGAGCGCGCCCTGAAGGGCGTGCGGGACGCCCAGGAGGGCGTCAGCGACGCCGCGTGGAACCTGGCCCAGGCTCAGCGTGCCGTCCGCGAGGCGAGCCAGGCAGCGGGCTCCGAGGGCTCGGCCGCGATGAACAAGCTCCAGGACGCGATGAAGGGTCTGACGCCCGAGGCGCAGAACTTCGCGAAGTACATCCGGAGCCTGATCGACGGCCCGCTCCAGCGGCTTCGGGAGACCGCCCAGCGGTCGTTCCTCCCCGGGCTCCAGCGAGGCATCCAGGGCGCCGGGGCCGCGATCAACCAGGACCAGCTCAACGCGGACGTCGGCAACATCGGCACGAACCTGGGCTCCGCGATGGAGTCGCTCGGGCCGTCGATCGGTGCTGCCTCCCAGCAGCTCGTCCGGCTCGCGTCGCTCGTCTCGAACACCGCCTTCAAGGACTTCGCCGGAGTCATCAAGTCGATCCTGGACCGCTTCACCGAGTGGGCGAAGTCGCAGGACGCCGAATCGGTGGCCGACAAGCTGAACAAGGTGAAGGACGCCTTCGGCAAGGTGAAGGACGTCGTTCAGACCGCGTTCGGGGTGTTCGACAAGCTGAAGGAGAACATCGGCACCTTCGGCGCCATCACGGGCGCCCTGCTCGCGCTGCGCGTCGGCATGGCGGTCTTCGGCGCGGTCTCGGCGCTCGTTGCCTCCCCGGTGCTCGCCGTCATCGCCGTGCTGGCCGCTCTCGGCGCCGGGCTGGTGATCCTGTACCAGAAGAACGAGACCTTCCGGAAGGCCGTCAACGAGACCTGGGACAAGATCAAGGGCTGGGTCAGCGATACCTGGCGCGTCCTGAAGCCGAAGTTCGACGAGATCAAGAAGATCGTCATGGAGGATCTCGTCCCGGCCTTCATGGAACTGGTCGAGGCGGTGCGTCCGTTCGTCGAGACGATGATCAAGAGCGTCGGTCCCGTCGTGACGAAGATCTTCGGCGGCATCCTGGACGTGGTGAAGGGCGCCCTGAAGATCCTGACCGGCATCATCAAGGTCGCCACCGGCATCATCAAGGGCGACTGGGACAAGATCTGGGAGGGCATCAAGCAGATCTTCTCTGGGGTCTGGGACGCCATGAAGGGCATCCTGACGATCGCCTGGAACGTCATCAAGACGTCGATCAAGAACTCCCTGGTCGTCATCAAGACGATCTGGAACACCGGCTGGAATCTGCTCAAGTCCGCGCTGAATGGCATCTGGGAGGACATCAAGACCCTGCTCAAGAAGGGCTGGGACTGGATCAGCTCGAAGGTGTTCGACCCGATCAAGGCAGGGGTGAAGAAGGTCGGCGACGCCTTCGGCACGGCGAAGGATGCCATCGGCAAGGCGTGGGACCAGATCAAGGACAAGGCGAAGAAGCCGATCGACTTCGTCGTCAACACCGTGTTCTGGAACATGGCGAAGAAGTTCGACTCGCTCGCCGAGAAGTTCGGCATCCCGAAGCTGAACTTCCAGAAGATCAAGTTCGCTTCCGGCGGTCCGATCATCGGTCCCGGAACCGGCACGTCCGACCAGGTGCCGATCCTCGCGAGCAACGGTGAGTGGGTCATCCGGGAGGCCGCCGCGCGCAAGCTCGGGCCGTCCACGATGGCGCAGATCAACAACGCCGACAAGCTCGACATCTCCGGCGACATCGGGGCCGCGCTCGTGCGGCGTCGGTTCGCGTCCGGCGGCGAGGTGGACTTCGGCAACCTGGGCGCGGTGCGCGGGTGGATTCCCAGCGTCGACCCGCTGCCGTACGTCTGGGGCGGCGTCGGCCCGAAGGGCTACGACTGCTCCGGCCTGGTCGGCGAGGTGTGGGCGCGGCTGACCGGCCACCCGAGCTACCGCCGGTACATGACCACGAACACGATCCTGGACTCGCCTGGCTCGCTCGGGCTGGCCCGTGGTCCTGGCCTGTTCTCGATCGGCGTCTCCCGCACGCACACGGCGGGCAACCTGGCCGGGTACGGCTTCGAGGCCGCGTCCAGCCGGTCCGGCATCAAGGTCGGCGGCGACGCGAAGTCGGTCGGCTCGTTCCCGAACGTCTTCCACCTGGCGACCCTCGGAACTGCCGGTGCCGACCTCGGCGGCGGGGACGGAGGGTTCTCCTGGAACCCGCTCGACTGGGCGAAGCGCGGGGCCAAGGCCGCCATCGACAAGCTGAGCGGGCCGTGGTTCGACAAGCTGCGCCAGATGGGTGTGGTCGGCGAAATGGCGATCGGCGCGTCGAAGAAGCTGCTCGGCGGGGTGTTCGACCAGGGCGGGGTGCTTCCGCCCGGCCTGAGCCTGGCGTACAACGGGACCGGCCAGCCTGAGCCCGTGCTCACCGCTCGGCAGTGGAACGACGTCGCTGTCTCGCCCAGGGCGCGGAGCGGCGGGGACACGATCATTCAGGTGACCGTCCCCAACTCGATCATCGGGAGCGACCAGCAGGTCGCGAAGACCATCACGACGGCTGTCCAGTCCGCCGTGAACAATGGGACGATCAGGTTCCGAGGAAAGTGAGGAAACGATGACCACCGTCACCGACGAGATCAAGTGGACCGCGACGGGCCTGGTCGAGAAGTTCGACGAGGACCAGACCGCCGCAGCGATCGAGCGGACCGGGCTCGCCCGGCCGTCGGCCGCCGACTTCGCCGCGCTCGGCATGGCGCCGCGCGAGGTGCTGGAGGGCGGTCCGAACCTCATCACGACCAACGGCCTGAACCGGGTGATGAACCTGCTCATCGGATCCGGCCAGGCAGCGACCAACACCTCGGCCCGGATCGGCGTCGGCAACTCGACGACTGCCGCCGCCGTCGGTCAGACCGACCTTCAGGCGAGCGCGGGCAGCTCGAACCGCTACTTCCAGGTGATGGACGCGACGTTCCCGAGCGTCTCGGGCGCCGTGGCGACCTTCAAGGCGACCTTCGGCACGTCCGACGGCAACTTCGCCTGGGAGGAGTGGTGCGTCGACATCGGCACGCCCACCGTGTCGGCAGGAACCACCGTGAACGCCCTGATGCTCAACCGCAAGGTGCAGAGCTTCGGCACGAAGGCTTCCGGCGCGAGCTGGGTCCTGACCGTGACTTGCACGCTATCCTAATTTGGATCTAAACTTGAGGCATGAAGCCGAGAGTTGATCCTGAGGTTCTGGTCGCAGATTACGAGAGCGGGAAGTCAGCGGAGGAGGTGGGGAGGGTGCACGGTCTGACAGGTGGTGCGGTCCTGTACCACGTCAAGCGTGCCGGACGACCCGTGCGCAGAGCGAAGGCAAGTCGGTACTCCGTCAAGACGTGCGATTCCTGCGGGAACGAGTTCACACCGACTGGACCGGCAGCTAGGTATTGCTCGCTGGCCTGCCAATACGGGACGACGGAATGCGAGAACTGCGGCGACGTCTTCGTGAAGCGACCGCCGCAGGCCAAGGGCCGCCGGGACAATCGCTACTGCTCGCAGAAGTGCCGCTACGCCGACGCGAGGGGTCGTGACGAGTACGGACGCTACGTCAGGGAAGACGGGTACGTCGTCCTGAACGTCAGGTTCCGAGAGCCGACGAATCACACTCGGACAACGGTGAACGGCTACGTGGAGCGTAACGTCGGGCTCGGTCGCGGAAGAGTGCTCGAACACAGGTGGGTCATGGCCCAAGCTCTAGGTCGCGACCTGGAGCCGCACGAGACCGTGCACCACATCAACGGAGACAAACAGGACAACCGGCTGGAGAACCTCCAGTTGAGGCAGGGCAACCACGGGAAGGGCGTCGTGACACGATGCCTGGACTGCGGATCGCACAACACCGTCACCGCAACCCTGAGCTGATCGAGAACGAGGAGGCCCCACCGTGAACGACTCGACCCGTCGCACCGTCCGTACCGTGCTCCAGGGCACCGTCACCGTGCTGCTGTGGCTCGCGCTCTACCTGCCGTCGCTCCTGACCGACCTCGGCATCACGAAGGACTCCTGGGGAGGCGTGGGGCTGCTCCTGGCGCTCCTGGCCGCCGTCACCCGGCTGTCGCAGAACGGGACCATCGACAAGGCGCTCGAAGGCGTCGGGCTCGGGAAGGACGCCAAGGGCAGGCACGAAGCCTGACCGTACGATTGCCCGAGGAGACCCGAGGCCCGCAGTGCCGGGCGAGCAGGAGGTGAACCCGTGACGACGCTCATGTCGGACGACGGGACCGGCAAGACCAACGGCACCGCGCTGGACACTGCGAAGTGGACCACCGAGGGCAGCACGGCCGGGGGCGGCTCGGCGACCTACCAGAGCACCGCGCTGAAGTTCCAGAGCGGCAACCAGGGCGGCTACGCCGGTACGAGCCGGACGTCGCGGTCGTTCAACATCACGTCGGTCGCCGACATCGAGATCAGCGGGACGTTCACGCACGACACGAACGAGGCGTACCCGCTCATCATGGTGCGCGCCACGACGAGCACCGTGGACTACCCGAACGGCTACTACCTCCAGCTCCGCAAGGGCTCGACGCTCGTCGTCGGCAAGTTGGTCAGCTACTCGGGCACCGATCTGTCCTCGGTGAGCAAGACCATCTCCGCGAGCACCACCTACGGGTTCCGGTTCCAGGTCATCGGGAACGCGCTGAAGGCGCGCGTCTGGACGGGTAGCGAGCCCGGCACCTGGGACATCTCGATCACTGACTCGTCGTTCACGAGCGCGGGCAAGGCAGGCATCACCATCGGTGCTGGCAACGCCGCAGTGAACCACGCCGTCACCTTCGACAACATCGTCGTGACGGACGGCGCGAGCCTGGTCGACAAGGGTCCGGGCACCGAGACGATGACCCTGACCGACGCCGGTTCGGTGTTCGTCTCGGTGAACCCGGTCTCCGGAGCCGAGACGATGACCCTGGCCGACGCGGCGAGCATGACCGCCGACGCCGGTACCGGCACCGAGACGATGACCCTGGCCGACGACGCTGCCCTGTCGGCGATGGTGAACGCGACCAGCGAGACCGGAACCCTGGTCGACGCCGCGTCGCTGGAGGTGTTCCAGCTCCACCACGAGCTGAAGGTCGAGATCGAGTTCACGTCCGGCGTCTGGACGGACGTCAGCGACCGCGTGGTCGCCGAAGTCGAGTCGCAGGCCACCTTCGGGCGGCCGACCCGGTTCGATGACGTGGCCGCGTCCACCTTCCGGTTCACCCTGCGCAACTCCGACGGCGCACTGACCATCGGCAACCCGAACTCTCCGTACTACCCGAACGTGGAGAAGGGGATCGGTGTCCGGTCCTCGGTGCTGTGGGCGGGCCAGAGCTACCCGCTGTTCTGGGGCCAGGCCGTCGACATCGACATGCCCGCCATCACCTCGGCCGACTCGGCGACGGTGACCATCCAGTGCGCCGACGCGATGGCGTCCCTGGAGCGGAAGACCCTGCTCTCGCCGTGGGTCGAGGAGGCCCGCCGCGTGGCCCGCTACGCCGTCACCGACGGCTGGTGCGACGTCTTCCCGTTCCCGGCCAGCTCGGTGAAGACCGAGACCTCGGTCCAGGTGGCCGACACCAGTTTCGACAACAAGGGCGTGCTGGGCACGGCGTCCGTTCTCGGCTCGTGCTTCGTGGTCCCGGCCGCGAACGGCGGCGGCGTCTGCCGCTCGACCGGCGTGGACGGCAACGGCGGCGCGCTCACCGAAGGGACGCTCGACTTCGAGATCGGCGACAACGGCTCGGGTCGCCAGACGCACCCGATCCTGAAGTTCACGCCGCAGGTCGGCTTCCAACAGTTCGAGCTGCTGTTCAAGGTCCCGCCGGACGTCATGCCGCCCATCTACGCGACCGGCACGCACACGGTCACTGCTGGCGGCGACGGGTGGAACACGATCCGCGACACCTACGGTCTGACCTTCGACGAACTGCGCCTCTTGAACCCCGAACTCCCAGACCTGTCGGCCCTCGCTGTCGGGCAGGTCGTCAACGTTGCCACGGACGGTAAGGCGGGGTCGGAGTGGGTCCTCGCTCAGTTCTTCGCCGGGTCGACCGAGATGCTGCGGGTCTGCCTGACGAACAACGCAGGGAAGATGTCGCTCATCACCCGGAACCCGTCCACCGGTGGGGCCGGGTTCATCTGGAACAGTGCGACGCTGGCGGACGGGAAGTGGCGCAAGCTCACCATCTACAAGTCCGGCACGAACCAGGTCCGCAGCAACATCAACGACTCGCCGTCCGGGCAGACCACGACAAGCCTCCCGGCTGATCTGGCGTCCGTGACGACCGTCTACGTCGGCGGCCGGGTCGCCTCGGCCAGCGCGACGGCGGGCGGGCAGACGCAGTGCCCCGAGTTCTCGGTCGGCGGAGCGGCCTTCCACAAGCAGTCCGGCGTCTGGTCGTACTACGTGCTCGGCGCTCCCCCGGCGAACATCACCGCCCGTCAGCGGCTCGTCGAGCTGGGCCAGTACGCCTACCCGGTCCAGGTGTCGGTGGCGAGCTACTACAACAACACCATCGACGACCCCTTCGGCACGCTGGTAGTTCGTACCGACATCACCGGCCGGACGGTCCTGGAGTGCATGCAGGAACTCGCCCGGACCGTCGGCGCGTACCTGTGGGTCGAGCCCGGTACCGGCGTCGTGACGATGCGAAAGGGGCCGACCGAACCCCTGCGGTACCTCCCGATCGACCTGGAGGACGACGTCGACGACGCGAACCCTCCGCGCTGGCGGAACACCATCGACTCGGAGCCGACCAGGGTCACCGCGAAGTGCCCGGCGGGCGAGACGACGTCGATCAACGCGGCGGCCGAGAGCCGGGGCCTGTACCGGGCCGTCAGCATTGACACCTGCGCTGCTACCGTGGCGGCGGCCAAGTCGGTCGCCGACCGCTACGTCGGCGGGTCCGGAACGCTCCACCTGACGAATCTTCAGGTCGACCTGGTGCACGCCGGTCTGATCTCCTGGGGGACGATGTTGACCAGCTTCCTGCCGACCGAAGTCGGCATCCGGGCGACGAACACCGTCCCCGAGGTGACCGGCTTCGACACGATCGACTCGATCATCGAGAGCTGGACCTTCACGAGCACCGTGGACTCGGCGAAGTTCGCCTTCGAGACGACCCCCATCAAGGCGTACAACTCCCCGAGCCTGCCCGGCTTCACGGTGACCGCGAGCACCGGGACGCAGACCGACGGCACGATGACGGTGCCTCAGCCGTCCGGCACGGCGGCGGGCGACTACCTGGTCGCCATCGCCACGACCGACGAGACCGGCACCTTGGCCGGGCTGAAGGCGGGCGGGACCGGCTGGACCGAGCAGGGCTCCGGCGCGACGTCGGACGCTGGCGTCGGCAAGGTCTGGACGCGCACCGCAGGGGCCAGCGAGCCCAGTTCGTACACCTTCACCGTGGACGGCTCGAACGGCTCGCAGGCGCTCATGAGCGACGACCTGAGCGGTACGAACGGGTCCGCCGTCGACTCCTCGAAGTGGACGGCCGGAGAGGTGCGCACCGGGGCCAGCTTCACGCGCCAGGACGGCTACGGCCTGATGAACCCGGGCACGAACACCGGGTACACCGGCCGAGTCATCTACCGCGTGAACACCCCGAACGTGGCCGACGTGGACGTCGTCTGGAGCTACTACTTCGGCGACGGCGACAGCTACCACTGGATGATGGTCCGGGCGACGAGCAACGTCGGCGGCGAGCTGGTGAGCGGCTACGAGATCCGGCCGTCGGTCGGCGCAGACACGGTCGGAGTGCGGGCGATCACGAACTTCGCGGTGACCGCCGACTACGGCACGATCCCGCTGACGATGGCCGCCGGTACCTGGTACCGCTGCCGCGTGCAGATCAGCGGCTCGACGCTGAAGGTGAAGGCGTGGCCCGCAGGCTCGCCCGAGCCCGCCGCGTGGGGCATGACGCAGACGACCACGGTGTTCACGGCGGCCGGTCAGATCGGCTTCGCGTGCGGCGGCGGCAACGGCTCGGCGGCGCGCATCCGGATCGACGACGTGGAGGTGACCTCGCCGAACTCGGTGCAGGCCGGGTACCCCGAGGCGAGCGCGACCGTGCTGCGCGTCTCCGGCGTCGACCCGACGACCCCGATCGTCGCCACCCCGGTCTGGGGCAGCAACGACGCCACGACCGGCGACCACGTGGCGCCCGACGCCACGATGAGCGCGGCCGGGCTCCGGATCTCGCACTGGCACATCGTCAGCGACGGCGACCCGGTCTCGGGCGGCGGCTCCGGCGGTGGCGGCGGTGGCGGCACGTCGGCCGGGTTCTCGTTCGGCATGAGCGGCTTCGGCTCGCTCACCGAGACCGGCGGCTCGACCGAGCTGACGAACGTGAACAACTGGCTCACGAACAAGAGCCTGAAGGCCGTCGGCACCTGGGCGGACTCCGACGCCACGGTCCAGCAGGAGCAGTGGGGCATCGGGTCCGGCGAGCGGTTCGGCGGCTGGAACGGGATCATCGACATCGCCTTCGGCGGCGTCTTCGGTTCCGAGACCTGGGCGCAGGCCGCGAGCGGCACCTTCGACACGCGCTGGCAGAACGGACTGGACGCCATTGCCTCGAAGTGGGGCTCGCGGGACAAGGGCCTGCTTCACCTGCGCTTCGCCCACGAGTTCAACGGCTCGTTCTCCGAGTGGGCGGTCACCGACTCCGGTGACATGAGCTACACGAACTTCAAGACCGCCTGGATCAGGTGGGCGAACAAGGTCCGGGCGACCCTGCCCGGTGCTCAGATCGTGTGGAGCCCGAACGACGGCACCAGCTCGCTGACCAACGTCGACAATGCCTACCCCGGCTCGGCCTACGTGGACGTGATCGGTCCGGACACCTACAACGCCTGGCCGCACGTCACGAACGCGGCCGAGTGGACAACGAAGATCAACCTGGTTGACGGGAACGGAAACCCCGAAGGCATTGAGGCGTGGAGGCAGTACGCGCTGGGCAAGGGCAAGCCGCTCGCGCTGCCGGAGTGGGGCAACCCGGCCATCAACGTCGGTGGCGCTGGCGGCGGGGATGACGCCTACTGGGCCGAGCAGACGATCGCCTGGTGCAAGGCGAACGGCGGCTCTGGCGCGGGCCAGGTCAAGTACGCCGTGTACTTCAACATCGGCACGGCGGGAGGCTACCCTCCGGACTACCTCATCTACGCTGGAGCGAGCGGAGAGTACGGCACCGTGCGCCAGCCGAACGTGGCCGCAGCGATCCGAGCGAACGCCTGAGGAGACCCGATGCCCGACTTCACCTGGACCACGCCGACCGGGATGCAGGCTGTCACCCCGACGGGCCTGACGATCGTCCGGAACGCCGACCTGACCGCCGTCCAGCAGGTAGCGGCGGGCGCCGTCGGCACGAAGACGGCGACGTCCAGCCTGACCGCCGCGCCGCGCGGGTACCTCGCGCTGACGCTCGGCCTGGCCGTGTCCGGCTCGGGAGGCGTCAACCCCGACCCGAACCCGGACCCCGATCCCGACCCGGTGACGGACTACCGCTCGGTGCGCTTCGTCTCGGGCGGAGTGGCGTCGGCCTGGTTCAAGGTCGACGACGTCAACCCCGACGCGACCAGCAACCCGGCGGGCGCTGACTACCCGGGCTACCGGGGTCCGAACCAGCTCGTGATCTACACGAACCCGTCGACCAGCACGACCGCCACGAACCAGTGGGGCGTGGAGGTTCAGGTCGGCTCCGACGACGTGGTCGACGCGGTGAACGATCGGCTGTCCAGCGGCTCCACGAGCGGTACCAGCGTGCCGTCCGGCGGCTACGTGCTCTCCGGCCACGACTCGGCCGCCCAGTTCCTCAGGAGCGCAGCAGCGGCCGGGTACTCGGTCGAGCTGAGCTACGAGTTGCCGCCCGGTGTCGACCCGACGCCTACCCCCGACCCTGACCCGGTCGGCTCGTACCCGTCCGCCGTCGTCTCGGTCTACAAGATGATGTGGTCGGTCAACGGGCCGAACATCAGCTCGATCGCGGCCGGGTGCAACGAGATCCGACTCTCCTTCCTCCAGGGCAGCCCGCCCACGCAGGTCGGATGGGGCTCGCAGGGCCAGAGCAGCGCGCTCTCCGACATCGCGGCGAAGGTGGCCGCCGGGGTGCGCATCATCTGGTCGATCGGCGGGGCCGGTGGCGCCATCAACACCGGAGCGCGGTCGACGTTCCTGGACGGGATCGCGAGCGCGCGTTTGGGCGGGAACCTCCACGGAATAGACTGGGACATCGAGGCGTCCTCGCTGAACCAGGGCGACGTGGTGTGGATCTCCACGCAGCTCAAGAGCCTCTACGGCTCCGAGTTCGCGATCACGATGGCGCCGAACGGATCGAACGTCGGTCAGTACCTGCCGTGCGCGGTCGCACTCCACCGAGCCGGTGCCCTGGACAACTACGGCCAGCAGTTCTACGACGCCCCGGTGTCGCTCGGTGCCGCGAAGGGCCGGATCTCCGAGGCGATCGGCGCCGGGCTTCCCGAGTCGAAGATCTCCGTCGGAATGATGATCGGGAACAGTGCGAACTACTGGACGAACGCCCAGTGCCGCAGCTACTACACCGACATCCGGAACACCTGGCCCGGAATCCGAAAGGCGTATCTCTGGGAGGCTTCCCGTTCAGGAACCGCCGAATGGATCGGCGACATGTCTCGGATCAACGGCTGATCCCGGTGTTCGACAACATGAGCGATCAGGCATGGGTATTCCTCGGCGTCGCCGTGACGCAGCTCGTCGTGCTGCTCGTGGCGGTCATCGGCGGCTACTTCAAGATGCGGATGCACAAGGTCGAGATCACGCAGGCGAAGGAGGCCGCCGAGACCGCCGTTACACAGACTGCGGCGACCAGCAACGGGTTCGCGAAGCGCGTCGAGGAATCCCTCAGGTCGATCTCCGAAGCGGTCAAGGAGACCAAGGAGGCGACCAAGGAGAATCGGGACGACCTGAAGGCGCTCCGGAGTGAGGCTCAGGCTGATCGCCAGGTGGTGATTCGCCACCTTGAGGGCCATCTCCGGTCGGGCTCCACGGACTGAGGAACCCGGCCGGAGATGATCACCACGCCAGGTACTGCTCATCGTCGGGATGAACGGTCCAGCCAGGGTGCGTCTTGCCCTCGCCGAGCCACGCCGCGCGAGACGGAGGGTCGACCAGCGCGAGCCCGAGCCTGACTAGCGCGGCCGGGTCGTCCCGGAAGTGGCCGACGATCTCGTTGCAGGTGCTGTCGAGTGCCTGGCGAACCTCGCCGGTCCGGTGGTTGTGGTCGACGGCGAGCGCCTTGCTCGCGCCCGTGGCCCGGCGGCATCCCCAGCACCGGCCGCCCTGGTAGGCCAACAGGTCGCGGTACATCTGCGGGCTGATGCCGTAGGTTCGCTGGACGTACAGCTCCCGCGCCCTGTCCTTCTTCGCCTTCTCGGCGGCGCGCTCGTCGGCGGTCAGCCGCTTCTTCGGCTCGCGGTCCGGCGGCGGGCCGTCCTGCGCGGGAGCGACCCGGCGCCGAGAACCGACACCGGGC